TATTGTATTGGTTTGTAAATTTTCTGATACCAGATAACCCAAATCTCGGACCAAGAAAAGATCCGGTGACAGAATCTGGTAGATGCAGGCGAACTAATCTACATCTTTGAATAATATTGATGTCTAAATGTCCACCCATTAATTGACATAATAGATGCGAAATACCATCAGTATCCCAATCAGTATTAATTATTGGAAATGCAATCTTTACGATACCTGAAGTACCATTAAGTAGAGTTGTTTCATCACCTAAAATCATACAAGAATGATTTTCGAACAGGTAATCAGTTTCCCATTCGTTCCTGACATTAGGATTACCTACACTCTGTCCTATTGCGATATTCCATGCTGCTTCTCTTAGATTAGTGGAAGATTCAACTAGATATTCAGCAATAATATATTTTTGATCGTCATCTAATTGTTCAACGAAAAGATTCATTTAGAATCACCTCATACTTAGTAATATAATCTGAACAAATTCCAAAACAAGTTGACAATTTATTTGCATTGGATTCGTCGAAATTCAACTCAGGGAGAACATGAATTGAGTTATCAATTATATTTATACTCGGATAAGCCCAAATAACTCCATTACTCGTTAATGTAGCAATATCAGAATCGTGTGTGAAATAAATTAGATCGGAATAAGATTTATTGAATAATGATAAACTCACTGTATCTTTACAGTGAGTCCACAATTTATCTTTTCTAGCCAATAACCAATCGATGTCAATCTTATGATGAGGATAATCGTGGCCCAGATATATTTCTGAATTATAGATTCTAACATCTATTTCAACATCATAACCGATAGAAATCGCATGATCAATATATCCTGGATCATTTTCGTAACATCTATCAGGTCCTGATAGATTACCACGATGAGATATAAATCTCATACTATTACGCTCTCTTAATCCCTGCAGGATAATAACGATTTAACCATTCTAATTCATCTTCATGAGCATCTTCAGCATACCATCCCTTTCCAGTATATACGTTATGAACCATGGTGAAATAATGTTCGTACATTTTAGCAACACGATCTAGAGAGAAATTAGCCATTGCCCAATCTCTACAATCTTGAGGATTAATCTTGTCGATATTCTTAGCTGCCCAAAGAAATTCTGAAAACGTACGACAACGGAAACCAGTTACACCATGTAAGTTATTCTCAGCATGAGAACCCCAATCAGTTGTAATGATAGGACATCCAGCGAACAGTGCTTCTATAGATGCTCCTCCGAAAGGTTCATTAAACATGGAAGGTAACCAAAATCCTTTCGCCTTAGAGAGTACTCTCTTTCTATCTTCTGCATTCAGATATCCAATAACTTCGATCTGACCTGGAATCTCTTTGTAACCATGTTCTTCAAGAGATCCTTGACCAGCAATTTTCAATTTCAATCCAAGTTTTTCACAGACTTGATAGGCAACATCAATACCCTTTCCAGGATAGATTCTACCCATGAATAGCATATAATCTTCTTTCTCTTTCGAGAATTCAAATTCATCTGGATCGAAATAATTAGGAATCACAGCATGATACCATGATTCTTTACACTGACCTACCGCTTCATGTCCACCAACTGCAGATCTGATGGCATATGATTCGTAGATTCGCCATGGAGAGAATTGTCCAGTAGCATAACCAATACCAGGTTCAACAACAATCAGATCAGAGTGTGCGTCACATACTGGTTTATTTCCCCAGCCCCAGAAAGGTAGAATGAAATCGTTCGGTCTCTTCCTCTTTTCGATTTCTTTGATAGCATTCTTATAGAATGTCTGGTATGCATGATCGTTCATGTCGAATTTGAAGAAATTCTTACGCCAATCAAAATCGCCATAGGATTTCTTAAAGTCTGCATTAGTTACTACTGTAACATGTTCCGTACAAATAAGATCAGAATCTTCGTGACCATAATGGATAACTTCGTGTCCACGAGGTACCATCATTTTTCCGAATTTACGAACTTTATTTCCGTACGCACAAGCTGTGTATTCAGCGTTAGTTGAAACGTGTGGTGGTGGTAAGATATGAAATCTAAACTTTTGACTCATTATAACTCCTAATTTAATTATAATATATCATCTTATCTATGTCAAAAATTAATTTTGATTGAATAAGATATGCAGGGATTGTTAATTCTAGCAAATCATCAATCCCCTAACCATCTACTAGGAGCGACTAGTAAATATCTACAACTATTTATAACTATCACATAAGTTATTACGTGTTATTATTTTTCAATTGATCGAAATTAGCTTTCAACTCTTTAATTGCATTAATAAGAGCAAATGTAATGGCATGTCCATTATAATTATAAAGATCGATTTCTTCACCATTTTCATCTAATTTACCCTTAAACACACCAATACATTCAGGAAATATTTCCATTAATTCTTGTGCGATGATAGAGATACCCTCTTTACCATCCGCAACAAATCCACCTTTGCCATTGTATTCATATATAATTGGTCGAATCTGACAAATCTCAGCAAGTCCTTTAGAGTATTCTCCCTTGACTGTCTTAATCCTAGAATCAGATGCGATGGTCCAGGTGTTTGTAGTAGGTTTAGTTGCAGAGTCTAGTGAGAGTGTTAATTGAGAACCAGGAGAAGTTGTTCCAATTCCAACGTTGCCAGCGGTGGGCTGTAAAATTACGTTCTTGGTACCAGAACCACTATAATTGCTGTTGATAAAGATATCGCCTCGGAGGTCGCCAAATGTAGACATCTGAAATGTTCCACGATTAACAGGACCGAAGTCGTAGTTAGCTGTGCTCAGAGCCAATAGTCCAAACATGGTGCTGGAAGCTAGAGACGAATTATTACCAAACTGAATACTTGGAGAAATAGAACTTAAATACATTTGAGTGTCTACACCACCTTCAATATGCAGTAATCTAGAAGGATTACTGGTACCAACACCCACTTTACCATCGTTTGCTATACGAACCTTTTCGCTATTATTTGTATGAAATGCAATAGGTTGGTTGGTAGTGGTCCCGATCAAAAGTGTAGAAGGAGAAGCAACTAGTAAAGATCCAGATCCTGTTGCTCCTATGAATCCTTGAGATCCAGTAGCACCAATAGATCCAGATCCAGTAGCACCAGTTAATCCTGTTGCTCCTATGAATCCTTGAGATCCAGTAGCACCAGTTAATCCTTGAGAACCGCTTGCTCCTGTGGCTCCATCAAATCCAGATCCTGTTGCTCCTATGAATCCTTGGTTTCCTTGAGAACCAGTAGCACCAATAGATCCTGTTCCTGTTGCACCTGTGAATCCTTGAGTACCTTGAGTACCAGTAGCACCAGTTAATCCTTGGATACCTTGAGTACCAGTGGCACCAGTTAATCCTGTGGCACCAATAGAACCAGATCCCGTTCCTGTTCCTGTTGCACCTATGAAACCCTGAATACCTTGTGATCCAGTAGCACCAGTTAATCCTGTGGCACCAATAGAACCAGATCCCGTTCCTGTTCCTGTTGCACCTATGAAACCCTGAATACCTTGTGATCCAGTAGCACCAATAGATCCAGTTCCTGTTGCACCTATGAAACCCTGAATACCTTGAGAACCAGTTCCTGTTGCACCTGTAAATCCTTGAATACCTTGTGAACCAGTAGCACCTGTAAATCCTGATCCAGTTCCAACCCCAGTAGCACCTGTAAATCCTTGAATACCTTGAGAACCAGTAGCACCTGTAAATCCTGATCCAGTTCCAACCCCTGTGGCACCTGTAAATCCTTGCGGTCCTTGTATACCTGATGTTGAAACTCTTAAAACCTTAATATCTGACATATTTACCTCGTTGCATTTGGTCTTACTTCAACGATTCCTTCTAATATTCTTGTTACAGAAGACACAGATGTTAACTCTACATCATAAACGTATCTACCTGGTTTGAAAGTTGCAGTTTGATTTGCTGTTGCTGATATTGTTATATTACCATCTGTTGCTGGTGAATCAATAGATACAGTTAGTGTATATACATTAAAATCCGAATAATACGATTTTCTTATCTTACAAGCCGCCGTATAACCAGTCAAATTGAAATTTGCGCCTGTATCATCGTCGATATTCACAGTTGTTGAGAATGTTGCCCCAGATTCTATTATTAGATTTACATATCCTGCTGACATTTGTATTCCTTAGAATTTATTTAGTATTCTGTTATTGTAGTATCTATTGTGTAATTATCGTCTCTATTTGCAGTAGATGGATTAACTTCTACTCTTGTTGTAACTAATTTTTGATCTGCATCTAATTCAAAGAAATTAGTTTCTGCTATCTTAATTACCGATGTATCTCTTACTGGTGGATAGATCCATGCTGATGCAACAAATGTTAGATCCCATTCAATCGTTCTATCTTCTTCTACTAAACCTTCATAAACATCTTGTTGTGTAACAGATGTTAAATTGATAGTCACATCTCTTTTCAGATCAGGTACAGCAAGATCATTAATTGTGATTGTGTAAAATGGAGTAAAGTAAGGTAGAATTTGTTCAATAATCTGCAATCCATCATCTATATATTTTACGAATATAGATAGTGTAAATTCGAAATTATAAGGAACTGGATTGAAATTAGCAGAATATGAAGTTGTGAAAGTTGAAGTTCCCGAACCGACAGAATTGAGTGTAATGGTATTTCCAGCTTCAGCTGCTGTTTTAGTTTGCGCTAATTTAAAAGAATTTTTATTGACAACATTACAGTAATAAATTAATCCATTCGTTAAACCACCAATTAGATTGCCAGAACCTTTTGTGTATTTAATTCCCTGGCCTGTTCTAAGATTATGATTTTGAATATTGATTGTACTATTAGTAGTATTAACTGCAGTTGCTGCGTTAAAAGATAAGATATTAGAATTAACAACTGTCTTGTTAACTGATGGAACTTTCCTTGCAGTATCATAAGACATAGATGTTAGAGAGAAAGATATTCTTGGAAGAACAATCTTAACTTCTATTTCTCCTGTTGCTCTATTCTGCGATTGTTGTTGTAACATAAGAATAGTCTTGTCTGCAGGACCATAAGAAATAGGAACTCTGATAATACTCTCTATGTTTCCAGAATTATCGATTCTCTGTATCTTAATGTTATTAAACATAGATCCGAATGCTGCTGTAAGATTTCTTATAGATGAGAAATAAAATGGGTAATTAGTTAACATAGTTATACTCTCTTCTCAGCAAAAGGATCATTTTCATCGAAATTTAAAAATGAATCTGATATTTCTTGAATAGGTTCGTTCTTCGCAAAAGGATCGCCAATACCGGTAGCACCATCGTTTCTGTATCTAGTTCCAACTTCATCAGCTTCTGTACCAGTATCCAATGTTTCGTTAGAATATTTGTAATTCTCACAAGAAATAGTGAAATATTGTCTAGTTCCTAGTGGAACTAATGGTGTCTTATCGTTCACGAATTTAATCTCAAATAGATTTTTAGAAGTAGGATAGTAGATCAGATCGCCTTCGTTTGGATAAGATAAACCAACAACGTATTCAAATCTTTCTTTAGAGACTACTAATCTCAATTTATCTCCAACAGAGAATCCGAATTTAGAGATTAATTCACCATCTCCTTCAAATCCTTCGAAATTCTCGATATACATTTCAATAGTGTAATTTCTAGTGAATTTAGAAAGATAATCTTCACGATATAATTGATCTAATTTAACTATTTTTCTAGGTATATAAACGAAATCAGCCCCACCAATTTGAATAGATTCATTAACAAGAACTTGTAATAAATTCTGTTCTTCTCTTGAACCGATTCCTCTTCCTGCTTGGAAATATTTGTTAGTTGGCATATTTTATCCAATAAAAATATCGAGTGGGAGTTGCAGATCTCTAGTTAATTTTGTTTCTAATCTTTCGATATCTGTAACAGCTTCAGAGTAAATTGCTTCTCCATTTAATGTAATTCCACCAGGAAGATTCATATTTCCATATTTCTTAAGATTCTCGCCCCACTGTTTTTTAATTAGAGCAGTAGTATATTCCTTAAGGAATTCGTCCGCCCAGATATCATTAAATGTATTGACGTCTAATTTCTTGTAGATTTTTAAAACAATACTAGAAGATTTTTCTTTAATTAAAGATAGAGGTTCATTAAATCTAATTCTATTCGTTTTTCTATTGAATTTGAAAGAATTCAATGGAGAAACAGTCATTTGAAGAGTAGATAGATACGATTTCATTGAATCTAAATAAGCCAAATTATTACCTATAATATTCGAAGTATTATAGAAATCATTCATATAGAATTGATATTGCGCATTAAAAAGATCGCCACCACCAACACCAGTTGAAACATCGTTGCCAATAGGAAGAACTGAAATTACAGAGAACACTTTTTCTTCAAGAGTAATGAAACCATTTGCAACATCCGAATCAGTAATTGGTACGATTAGATAATCTTCTTCTACACCATCGAAATGATAGTCGAAATATTTTTCTATAGCATCATCAATTCTATCATCAACTTGTTCTTCTGCAACGTTAATTTCTATTACAGGAAAACCGAGTCTTCTTAAACAATAATCGGCGAATTCTTCTCTAGTTGTTGGTATGGCCATCGATCTCTCCGATATTATTTATAAAAACAAAAAGAACCCTGTATTATAGGGTTCTTCATCGTTCGCAGTTATAATCTATATATTATTCTTTAATAAAAAAACTTAATTGAGATAATTGGATAGGAGTTAAACTCACTGATTCTGGTAGAGATTCGATAGAGAATGGTTCGAATGGTAGTTCAACATCTTCTGAGAGAAGAGGATTGAATTCTTCTACGAATGCATCAATATTATCATTAGTTACAACAACATTACCGTCTTGTTCTACACCATACTTTTGAACTAACTTCTGTCTAGCTTCTTCTAGATCTGTTAATTCAGAAGCGATAACCTTCAATACTTTCGAAATTCGATATGCCAATGCAATAGGTAATGTGCAATTCGAAAGTGCAACCAGAGCTTGTTCAGAATTCTTTAATTGTCCGAGCTTCAATGTCATGTTTTATAAATCTCCTATAAATATATTTATCATCATTTTTAAAATGGATCTACCCACCAACAGAAATATTTATAGGAGACAAATTTTGATCGGAAAATTATTGTTTTCTATTTGTTTATCATCTATTGTATTTGGATATGATGTAACTAATAGAAATATAAATTGTATGACCGAAGCATTATATCATGAAGCTAGAGGCGAATCTATTAGAGGAAAGATTGCAGTCGGTCATGTGATATTGAATAGAATACATCTAGGATATGGAAAGACTCCTTGTGAGATTGTTTCTCAGAGAAAACAATTCTCTTGGTATGGTAAGGGATATTCTGTCAAAGAGACAGAGAAATGGAATGATTGTTATAGATTATCTAAAAGAATTCTTCTACATAAAACTATCGATCCAACAAGAGGATCAATTTTCTTTCACGAGAAAAAGATCAAACCTAAATGGAGATACAAAAGAGTAGGAGTTATTGATAACCATGTATTCTACAAGTAGTAGATATATCTATTACTTAAAACGGCTACATACCTAGTATAACGTGTGAAGTCAAGATTGTCAAGTCTTTTATTACTGCAAAGATATCAAATAAAAGACTTGGTTATCTATGTGAGAAGTAGTATAATAGTATTATATGAGCGTACTTGTAGATTCGAAATATCTATCTTTGGTTTCACCGAAATTAGAACATTTTAAAAAGAAGACAGATGTACTATGGAATTTTAAATGTCCTTATTGTGGTGATTCTAAAAAGCGAGAATCTAAATCTCGAGGCTATGTTTATAGGAAACATAACGACCTCTTTTTTAAGTGTCATAATTGTATGAAGGGCACGACCTTCTCTAATTTTCTACAATTCTTAGATCCCATTTTACATAAAGAGTACGTCTTTGAAAGATTTAAATCCGGTGATAATCATCCGAATCACAATTACAAAAAACCGATCTTAGTATCTTCCACTGCTAAGAATCGATTTCAAAAGAAAGTAATTGATTACAATATCGGATTAGAGTCTATTCTGGATTTACCTGATGGTCATTATGCAAAAGAATATATCAGATCTAGACTTATTCCATTCGAACATTGGAATAAATTATTCTTCACCTCAGATTTCAAAAAATACATTAAATCTATTAATGAAGATAAATCCGGGAATCTGAAATCGAAAGATCCAAGAATTGTAATTCCATTCTACGATCAGAAAGGAGTGTTGATTGCAGTCCAAGGTCGTGCTCTTGAAGATAGTAACGCAAGATATATCACAATTAAAACTAAAGAAGAAAATCCTAAGATCTATGGTTTAGAGAGACTAAATAAGAATACACCAATCTGGGTGTTTGAAGGACCGATTGATTCACTATTCGTTAAAAATGGTTTGGCTACTGCTGGCTCCGAATTATCTAAATTAATAAAAGACTTTCCGGAAGCTATATTTGTTTTTGATAATGAACCTTCTAATAAACAAATTATTCAGAATATGGAGAATGTGATAGATTCTGGTTGTAAGATTGTAATCTGGAAAAAGTCAAATACACACAAAGATGTTAATGATATGGTTATTTCTGGAATTGATATAGATAAAGAATTATCTGATTCTGTATATTCAGGTTTGGAAGCAAAATTTAGATATAATGTGTGGAGGAAAGTATAGAATATGTATACATATAAAGCAAAAATTGATAGAGTAATTGACGGTGACACTTTTGAATCTACAATTGATTTGGGATTCGGAGTTTCTGTTAGAAAGATGGTTAGATTGGCTGGTGTTGACACCCCAGAAAAAAATTCTAAGATTTTGTTAGAACGTGATTTAGCTTCTAGGGCAACAGCAAGAGCGAAGAATTTTCTAGAAAATAGAACTGTTACTATTAAAACTGAGTTAGATAAAGATGATAAGTATGGTAGGGTGTTGGCTTATGTGTATGAATCTGATAGAGAATTTCAAGCGAATCAATCATACAATTTAAAATTAATTCAAGATGGTTTAGCGAATCCTTATTTTGGTGGAAAGAAAAATGTATAAAACATATGATGAGATCGTGAATGTTAGATTAGTTTCGTATTCACAACCTGGACCAGAATTTCTCAATCTTCTTGATCCAGAAGAGACTAATACCTTGACTAATCTTATCTCTTTTTGTGCAAGAGTTTCTAATCCTTCGAATCAAAACAACACAGAAACTTCTGAAAAATTATTAAATTATCTCATTAAGAATAAACATTGGTCGCCATTTGAGATGGCAAATGTTTGTTTAGAGATCACTTCTACACGTGATATTGTGAGACAGATTCTCCGACACAAATCTGCATTTTTTCAAGAATATAGCCAAAGATATGCAGACCCAACTCAAGATCTGGAATTTTGTTTAAGAGAATGTCGACTTCAAGATACTAAGAACAGACAAAATTCTATCGCATTAGAAGAAGATGCTTATGGTTTGGTTGAGATCTGGAAACAGATGCAACTGGAAATTATTGAAAAAGCTAAAATGCACTATCAATATGCAGTTTCGCAAGGTATCGCAAAAGAAGTTGCTAGAGTAATTCTACCAGAAGGTAATACAGTCTCTAGGATTTATATGAATGCTTCTCTGCGAACTTGGATTCACTTCTTAGAAGTTAGAACTGGAAACGGAACACAGAAAGAACATATGCTGGTTGCACGTGCCTGTGTAGAAGCTATCAATAAGATTTTTCCTCATATCAAGTAAATATCATGAATAGAAAAGAATTCATTCTTATATTATTGTCCCCTTTATTAGCTCTGTTTGGGTATAAGATTAATATCCAAAAGTTTTTCAAAAAACCATTTACATTCGATCCTGCACTGATAACATTGGTTCGTAAGTCCTTTCCTAACCTAATGGCATACGACATTTGTGGTGTTCACCCAATGTCTACTCCATCAGGTCTTATCTTTGCAATGAAGAACGAATACAGAAAGGATGTTCAATCATGAAATTCATAATTGAAGATATTGGCGATAGATTTGATGAGTTAGAATCTATTTTACAAAAAAGAAACTTGTGGTACAAAACAGTTAAACATATTCCCTTTTCTCTAACATGGGATATATCTTTACCAAATAAAGATTACTCTAGTTATTTTCCATTATGTTCAGTTAATACTATGTTGCTTGCTAAAGATATCGGTATGCAAGTCTACTTCACTGAATCTAATTATGATTACACCAAATTTGCAAAAGAATATGACGAAGATTTTATCAATCACGATTTGAAAACTTTCCGTTTCGGTGATCTTCCACAAATGGAGAAAGAATCATCAAATTATCTTACAAAACAAATTTACATTCGTGATGCTTATGGAGATAATCTGATTAAAGGACGTGTTCATTCTTATATGGAATTAACCACCAAATACACAGAATATCTTGGTAGATCTTTGGGTAAAAAGAAAATAGATGATGATTATGTGATGTGTTATTCTACACCGAAGACTATTGTTTCTGAATACAGATTCTTCGTTGTAAATCGAAAAATAGTCACAGCATCGCAATATAATTCTGAAGGATTGTATTGGATTAGAAATATCGATATGATGTATAATACAGAATTTGATGAACATTTCAAATTCGTAGAAAGAATGATCAATAAGTACTCGCCTGATGATTCATTTGTTATCGATATTTGTAAATTAGAAGACGGTTCTATGAAAGTTGTTGAATGTAATTGTATTAATTGTTCCGGTTTCTATGCCATAGATTTAGAACTTTTGATCGACAATTTATTGGATATTAAGTAATATCATGAATTACAAATACAAAGCATACGCATATGATTATGATAAAGAAGGAATAGTGAAATTCGATTCGGAACAAAATTGTTGCAGTTCATGTAATGACGATCAAGAATATGAGAATTTCGATGATGACCCATGTTGTTGCGTACATCAATTAGAATACATTGAAAAATATTTAGGAGTTTAGATGTCAGAAGATTATCTAGGGATTAAGATCGATTTATCAAGAGATTCAAACTTTGATGAATTAGGTTTGAAGAGATTAAAAGAATCATATATGAGAGAAGATGAGGACACTCCTCAAAAGAGATATGCATTCGTTGCAAAGACTTTCGGTTCTAATCCAGAACATGCACAAAGGTTATATGATTATGCTTCTAAACATTGGTTAAGTTTCTCGACTCCAGTTCTTTCTTATGGAAGAACAAAGAAAGGTCTTCCAATTAGCTGTTTCTTGGCATATATTCCAGATTCCGCAGAAGGATTAGTTGAATCTCTTTCAGAGACTAACTGGTTGTCTATGTTAGGTGGTGGAGTCGGTTTGGGCGTTGGTATGAGATCTTCTAGTGAAAAGTCTACTGGTGTTATGGCGCATATGAAGACTTATGATTCTTGTTCTCTGGCATATAGACAAGGAACAACTAGACGTGGATCTTACGCTGCATATCTTGATATCTCACATCCGGATATCATTAATTTTATGGAGATGAGAAAACCAACTGGAGATCCAAATATTCGTTGCCTTAATATGCATAATGCTGTAATGATTCCAGATTCTTTCATGCAGATTATTGAAAGATGTATGGTCGATCCTAATGCAGATGATTCTTGGGATCTTATCGATCCTGCTTCAAAAGAAATTAGAGAAACAGTTTCAGCGAAATATCTCTGGCAGTTACTTTTGGAATTGCGAATGATGACTGGCGAACCTTATCTAATGTTTATTGATACTGCTAATAATGCTCTACCTAGAGAACAATATAATAAAGGTTTGAGAATTAGACAATCGAACATCTGCGCTGAGATCCAACTATGTACAGATAAAGATCGTACAGCAGTATGTTGTTTATCTTCAATCAATATTTACAAATATGACGAATATAAAAAACAGTTCGATCAGCTGATTTCTGATGTTGCTGAGATGTTAGATAATGTATTGACAAAATTTATCGAAGAAGCTCCAGATACAATCGGACGTGCAAAATATAGTGCGATGATGGAAAGAGCAATTGGTATCGGTGTGTTAGGATACCATTCGTATCTACAATCAAAAATGATCCCTTTCGAATCTGTTGCTGCTAAGATTTTCAATAAAACTTTCTTTAAGACGATGAAAGAATATGCTGATACAGCTAATCTAAGATTAGGTAAAGAACGTGGTGAAGCCCCTGACATGGCTGGTTCTGGTAAGAGATTCTCGCATTGTATTGCAGTCGCACCAACTGCTTCCACATCCATCATCATGGGTAACATAAGTCCTTCAATCGAACCACTTAGAGCAAATGTATTCAGACAAGATACTCTATCGGGTTCTTTCATTCATAGAAATCATGAATTAGAAAAAGTTCTTCTAACAAAGGGTGTTGATATGGAAGAAACTTGGAATTCAATCGTATTGAATGATGGATCTGTTCAACATCTAACTTGTTTAACAGATGATGAGAAAGAAGTATTCAAGACTGCGATTGAAATTGATCAACGTTGGATTATCGAAAAAGCTGGAGATAGACAGAAGTTTATCGACCAAGGACAATCTGTCAATCTATTTTTCAAACCAGATACAAGTGTTAAGTATCTTCATGCTATCCATTTCTTGGGTTGGAAAGCTGGGTTGAAAACACTCTACTATTGTAGATCGGAAAAGATAAAGAAAGCCAATAAGATCTCACAGAGAATCGATAGAAAGAGAATCGAAGATATTGATATTAAAGCATTAGTTGATGGAGAAGGTTGTATTGCTTGTGAGTAGATTATAAGCTATAATAGGTATAGGAATCTAATGAAAAAGAATAAGTTAAAAATCACAGATAAAAGATCTACATTCAAACCAATGCACTATCCCTGGTGTTTTGATGCCTGGAAGACTCATGAACAAATGCATTGGTTGTGGACTGAAGTAGAGATGATGCAAGATATTAAGGATTGGAAGGAGAAGTTGACAGCTTCTGAAAAGACTTTCTTGACTCATATCTTTCGATTTTTCACACAAGGAGACATCGATGTCTCCGACGGATATGTAACGAACTATCTTCCATTCTTTCCTCAACCAGAAGTAAGAATGATGTTACTCGGATTCGCTGCCCGTGAGGCAATCCATGTTGCCGCATATTCTCATCTTGTAGAAACTCTTGGTCTACCGGAAACAACTTATAATGAATTCTTAGAGTATGCTTCGATGAAAGAGAAGCATGAATATATCTTCTCACATAAGGGTGATGACACCAGAAGTATTGCTAAAAATATTGCAGTATTTTCTGCCTTCACAGAAGGCATGCAATTATTCTCATCATTCGTTATGTTGCTTAATTTTGCAAGACACGGCAAGATGAAAGGAATGGGGATGATTATTCAATGGTCTCTATTAGATGAAGATATGCACTCTGAATCTATGATCCGTTTATTCAGAACCTTCATCGAAGAGAATAGAGAAATTTGGGATGATAGCTTGAAATCGCAGATCTATACCATTGCAACTAAGATGGTTGAATTAGAAGATCAATTTATCGATCTGGCTTTTGGTATGGGTCCGATGCAAGATCTTACACCTGATGAAGTTAAGAAGTATATTCGATATATTGCAGATAAGAGATTAATTTCCATGGGTATGAAAGGAATCTTTAAAGTTAAGAAGAATCCTCTTACTTGGGTAGATGCGATGGTTGGAGTCGGTCACACAAGTTTCTTTGAGA